CGCAAGGTGACGCTAGATGAGTTGCAAGGATTGGCGAAGGAGCTAGTCCACGCTGCTTATTTAGCGTCACAACCTAATGCGCCCACCGCCGCAGGGTCGTGGTGCAAATTCTGTTTGGCTCGTGCGACGTGTCCGACGTTGAAGTCGCACGTCAATACGCTTGCCAAAGATGATTTCGACGATCTGAAAGACCCGGCAGACATGACGGGTGCGATGATCGCGGAAGTGCTGAACGAAGCTGATGTCATCGAAACGTGGCTGAAGGCGGTCCGTGAAAAGGCTCACAAGCAACTAGAGGACGGCATTGTCGTACCGGGCTGGAAGCTGGAGGCGAAGCGGGCACAACGGAAGTGGCGTGATGAACGCATCGTGAAGCAGCGCCTTGCGTCGGAGGGTCTGGATGGGTTTCTCGACGAGAAGCTTGTCACCCCCGCGCAGGCAGAGCGCCTTGCTAAGAAGCAAGGTGTAGTGATTGATCTCGCGGATCTCACAGTCAGTGAGAGCAGTGGGTTCAATCTTTCCAGAGACGTGCAGAAGGGTTCTGCAACTTCTACCGCGTCTGATGATTTTGCAGAGTGAAAAGGTGAAACAGCAATGACGAAACTCATCATTGGACCCGGTCGCATGTCGTTCCCGGCTTTGTTCGAACCGGCCAAAAACCAAGACGGTACGCCGGGCGACAAATATCAGGTCACGCTCCTCCTCCCGCCGGACTACGACACTGCTCCGATGGTCGAGGCTCTGAACGCAGCGGCGGCAGAGAAGTGGGGCAACGACAAGAGCAAGTGGCCGAAGACGTTGCGCGGGCCGAAGCTGGTCATCCGTGACGCTGGCGAGAAAGAACATCTCGCTGGTTACGAGCCGGGTTGGAAATTCGTTGCACTGAAGACGAAGAACCAGCCGGGCATCGTGGACGCGATGAAGAACGAGATCACGGACCCACGTGAGGTTTATGCTGGCCGTTGGGCGCGAGTGTCGGCACGCGCTTATGCTTACGACAACGTGCTGAAGGGCGTGGGCTTCGCGCTCCAGAACATTCAGTTGCTCCAGCACGACAATCCGTTCGGTGGCGGCGCTGGTCGCGCGAAGGATGACTTCGACGAGATCGCTGCTGAAATCGGCACAGCAGGAGATTGGGACAACTAACCTTTCCCCCTTAGTTGTCCCCGAGGGCGGCGGCGCTTCTCCCCCGTTGCCGCCCTCAATCATTCGAGAGGAACGCATGAGACTTCATCTGGATTTTGAAACGCGCAGCACAGTCGATCTCCGCGTCACAGGCGCATACCGCTACGCAGAAGATCCAGAGACAGAAGTGATCCTCGCTTGTTACGCCGTCGATGACGGCCCAGTGCAGACGTGGTTCCACACGGACGCAGTCGCACTGCCAGAAGATTTACGTGCCGCCCTAGAGGACGATGACTGCATCATCGTCGCGCACAACGCAGGCTTCGAAAAAGCCATGATGCGCTACATCATGGGCCCGCGACATGGGTGGCCGGTCCCGCCCCCGCACCGATGGGATGACACCGCCGCCCGCGCAGCGCGCCAAGCCCTGCCACGCTCCCTTGAGGGCGCTGCGATGGCGCTTGGCCTAGAGGTCCAGAAGGACACAGAAGGCCGCTCACTGATGCTCCGTATGTGCCGCCCGCGCTCTGTTGCGGAAGACGGCAAGATCACATGGTGGGACGATGATGCCCGCATGAAACGGCTGGCACAGTATTGCGCGACCGACGTGGAAGTTGAGCGCGAACTCGACAAGATCCTGCGGCAGTTGACCCCAGAAGAGCGCGAGATTTGGTTGCTGACGGAAGAGATGAACGACCGTGGCGTTGCGATAGACGTGGATTTTGCCACCTACGCTGTGCAGGTCGCGTCGGAGGCGCAGGAGGCGCTGAACAAGGAACTCAACGAGATCACCGATGGCGCGGTCACGGCAGCGACGAACGTCGGGAAGCTGCGGCAGTGGTTGCTGTCCAAGGGCTTTGGGGTTCTGGAAGGCGAAGACGAGAGCCTCAATAAAAAAGCTGTGGAAAACCTTTTGAAGTCGGGAGCCATTCCAGACGATGTCCGGCGCGTGCTGGAGATCAGGCTTTTGGCAGGCAAGAGCAGCGTCAAGAAGTTTCAAGCAATGCTCGACCGGGTGTCGAAGGATGGGCGCGTGCGTGGTAACCTCATGTACCACGGCGCTTCCACGGGCCGGTGGAGTGGCGCTGGGGTGCAGTTGCAGAACCTCCCGCGCGACACCGTGAAGGATTTTGATTGGTCCCGTAAGAACCTTACTGCGTCGATGGACAAAGTGCTGTCCACCCTGTCCAGAATGGTCCGAGGGTCGATCATGGCAGCGCCGGAGCATCGGCTCATGTGGGCTGACTATGCGGCGGTGGAAGCACGCGGCGTGGCATGGCTTGCAGGCCAGACAGACCTGATTGATCTCTTCGCCAAGGGCGGCAAGGTCTATGAGGAAATGGCGGCTGTGATCTTCAACGTCCCGGCAGAAGAGATTGGCAAAGACAGTCTTGAGCGGTTCCTTGGTAAGACCGTCATTCTCGGCTGCGGCTATTCGATGGGCGCGCAGAAGTTCCGCATGTCATGCGCCGCGATGGGCACAGAGATTGACGAAGAACTGGCCTACCGTGCGGTCAATGCCTATCGCAGCAATTATGCAAAGATCCCGCGCTTGTGGAAAATGCTGGACGAAGCAGCGATTGCCGCAATCGGACAGCGCGGACGTGAGACAACGTACCGCTCTGTCTCGTTCTATGCGGACAAGAATTGGTTGCTTATCAAGCTGCCGTCTGGCCGGAAGCTATTCTATCGTGACCCACGTCTGGTCACGTATGCCGGTCCTTACGGTGAGAAGGTGAGCGTCGAGTATTCTGCTGTAAATAGCATGACGAAAAAGTGGAACCGTGAGCGGACGTTTGGCGGAAAGCTGACGGAGAATATCGTGCAGGGGTTGTGCCGTGATCTGATTGCGGATGCGATGCTGCGCCTTGAGACGAGCGGTTACCCTGTCATCGCTTCTGTCCACGACGAAGTCATCAGCGAAGTGCCAGTCGGGCAGGGGTCGGTTGAAGAGATGGTGGCGCTGATGTGCCAGTTGCCAGACTGGGCAAAAGATTTCCCGCTTGCAGCGGAAGGCAAAGAAGGTGTGAGGTACGGTAAATGAATAATGATGAATTAGCCAAAGAACTTGGCGGGATCTTGGACGAGGCGAAACAGCTTGTAACAAAGGATCGGGCCGGAACGCATGGTAATGCTATCAAAACACTCGACGCTTTGGCTGAGTTTTGGCGCTCATATCTTTACGTCAGAACAGGTGGTTACACTATTAATTTTACTGGGTCTGATGTCGCTGAGATGCTTTGCATGTTGAAGCTGGCCCGTAAGTGTACTGGTCAATTCCATAGAGACAACTACGCAGATACCATTGGCTACGCGGCTTTGGCTTTTGCTGCCGCATTATGGGAAAATCGAAATGAAGATTGAAAGTTCAGACGATCTGCTGAAGGCGGTTGAGGCTGCACGAATTGAGCAGGGGCTCTCCGAACGTCAACTTTCTGCCAATGCCAATATGTCACATGGTTCGTATTGGTGGTGGAAAACTCACGCAGGTACCACCTCGTTGGACGTGGCCTTGCGCTATATTAGAACGCTTGGTTTGAAGATCGAAGTAAGCTCCCAGTAAAAAAAAGGCCCCTTGCGGGGCCTAAGTTTACAGGGAGAATCACGGAAAAAGGGCACGGCGGTGCTGCGTCCTTGGTTTCCGATAGGGGGAACAATGACAGAGAATGTTTTGAAGTACAAGGTCACTTTCGGACAATCCACGGCTCCGTTCATTGCCGCGCGCTTTCCGCAGAATGACCTGCTTCCAATCGTGCCGTTCGACGCGCCATTGGCAAAGGGCACGACCGTCGCGCCGGAAATGCGTGGCAAGGTGCCGGGCATGTTCTCGCGCGGACAATGGTGGGGTCTTGGTGGCGCGTGGCCCACAATGGGTATCACCGACACGCAGATCAAAAACGCTGCGCCGTGGCCCACAGAGAACGTCGGCCTGCGTGCCGAAAATTGGCCTGCGGTAGACATCGACGTTGCATCGGATGAAGCACGCGAGCTAATCGAAGGCATCGCAGCCTTCCATCTGGGCGCATCGCCCGTGCGCGTGCGTGCCAATGCACCACGTTCGCTGTGCGTGTTCCGTCGCACTGGGGACGAACCGATCCGCAAGATGCGTATCGTTTTCCGTGACGCGGACAATACTGAACACGCGGTCGAGGTGTTGGGTGCAGGTCAGCAATACTTGATTGCAGGACGGCACCCAAGCGGTGTCATGTATGAATGGCGACCCAACGCGGATCTCGCGCAATACACGGCAGATGGTCTGACTAAAGTCACCGCCGCGGAGATGCGTGCGTTCATGGACGCAGTGGCTTCAGAGATCACTGGCCGTGGCTGGACTATTATCACCAACTCAAAGCTGAAGCAGTCGGTCACGAGCGGCGGCGTTGCTGTGGCAGACGCGGAGCCAATCATTGATCCGCAAATTGCTTTGGCGGCATTGAAGGCGATACCGAACAATGAAGAGACGTTACCACT